AAGATTACTATGGACAATTTAGATGCTGTACAAAGAGACATTCTTGACAGAGCAAAAGGTGAACTTATAGAATCTTTAAGAGAAGAAAAAGTTGTCACTGGTAGCTTTACTAGCCAAACTATAAGAGATCGAGTTCAAGAAGAGCTAAATAATATTGCCGGTGGTAATTATGACCCTAAAGACTACGGTACACAAAATGCACGTATAGAAAACTTTGAAGCGTATGGTAACAAAGTAAAAGCGGACGAAAGTATTTTAGATGGTAAGGAATACATAGGCACTTACGAAAAAGGTGGTTTAGGCGAAGGTCTGAATGCCCTGATGAATAACAGGCGAATACCACAGTACTGGATAAATGTAGCAAAGCAGTTAAACATGGATCCTACCAAGTTGTTAATGAGAAGACTGATAGCTACAGGTGGTTATAATGAAGAAACCAAGCAGTTCTTACTTGACAAAACTCATTATAAATTAACTGAAGAAGAACGTGAGCTTATAGATCGCAACCCATCAATTAACAAATCAATAGCTTTATTCTATACCAAAAAGACTAAAGGTCAAGTAGCAGATCTAATGGATAGTGTTAGACCTGTGATTATGGTAGATGGTAAGCCACAAAAGGTAGGTGACGATCACTATTTACGAGATAACGGACAAAGAGTTTTTACAGGAAATAACGGTACTTCTATGTCTATAAATAGATTTATCAACGGAAAAGGTTTTTATCAAATAGGACGATACGGATTTAGTCAGCAAGATTTAAAAGATATTAAGGCTTACGTATTGTCTAAGAAAACCAAAGATGGTGGTCGTCTTTTAGATCTTGATGGTGACTTTGATGAGAATACACAAACTCAAGCTGCTGCTATTTTATGGAAACTAAGAATTGAGCAAAAGAATGGTACACGTGGATTCGAGATTGGTGATGCTCAAATTGGTACTCACAAAATGCCTAACTTTAGTGAAGCAGATATTGAGTTATTAAATGAGATATTTCCAAAGTTAAAAGATGCAGACTTTTTTGCACATTGGGCATCACATTCTGATGACCTAAACAATATGTTTCTCAGTGACAAAGAGGTTGAACGGGAAGCTATAGCTGAACGACAAAATGCTATAGTTAATTCAGATATGGTAGCTGAGTTTATTAGCAACAATAGAGATAATAAGAACAATAAATATAAAGCTACAGTGGACGGTGAGCTTGTTAACTTTAGAAAAAAAGACGGTACACTTATATCAGATATTAAGTTTACCGATCTTAACAAAGCAGCTCAAGAAAAATTACTTGATGAACAGGGTCTTAAGTTCAGAGTCTTTGGCGACCAAACTGAGATTATAGAAAAACGTAAACCAACAACAACAAAGAAACGGAGAAGATAATGAGTCAGAAGTTTGAGGTAGAACTAGAGGACAACACAATAGATGACCTTACACAACAGGCTCAAAATTTGTCCGACTCCTACAATCAAAGACGGCAAGAAGAAGCTAATCGAAAACAGCAAATAGAAGAAGAGCAGCAACAAGCTGAAGATGTACAGTTTGACCCACGTAACGCAGATACATGGGGTGCAAAAGCCTTTATTAAAGAAGGTCAATCAATTTTATCAGGCGGGTTACAAGACACCGCCTCTTCTTTAGCAACATTTCCAGAGCGTACAATAGATGCGTTATCTGGTGCGATGCAAAGAGAACGTCAAATGACAGGGGAATACAGGCCAGATTGGACACCGTTCAATGGTTATGATAATCCTATAGAAACTAAAACATGGTGGGGCAAGCAGTTAAGAGGTCTAGTACACTTTGGATCTCTTGCAGCTGGTACAATAGTAGCAGCAAAAGGTGCAGTCGCAACTGGAATAGTTACAGTACCAGCAAGTTTAGCTGGTCTTGCTAGTAGCAGTGTGTTACGAGGTGCAGCAGTCGGTGCTGTATCTGACCTTATATCTAAAGAGTCAGATGAGCAGAACGCTTTAGCTGCATTACGTGACAGATATGGTTGGATAGATACACCACTAGCTACAAAAGATACTGACCATCCTATTATGATGAAACTTAAAAACATCGTAGAAGGTATGGGTATTGGTATAATATTTGATGGTGTAGCGTATGCACTTAAAAAAGGTGGCGATACAGCTATAACACAAATAACCAAAAGAAACAAAAGCTTGAAGGATCAGTCCTTACAGGCTGGACTTGCACAGCTCCGTAAAGGAGAAGCTGAGTTTAGAGCTGACAAAAACGCACCATTTGCAGAACCACACCAAGGGGCACACGTATCAGAGGTAGAACCACAAGTGGCTCGTGAACAGCTATCCAAAACACGTACAGATTGGGGCTCAGAGGACGGTTCAACAGGATCCGTTACAACACCCATAGAACGAGAAAGGATAGCCTTAGAGGGCGGCACAGACGACGCACAGGTTGAAAGAATTATGCGTACTCTGATGAGTAGCGAAAAGTTTGCAAAAGAACTCGAAGCTGCAAAAGGTGATAGAAAGAAATTAGTAGCAATATACAGAGAGTCCATCGAAGCACATCAACGAATCACACAAAACAGAAACCCTATTGAGATGTCTCCAGAAGAGTATCTAAAAGAACTGTTTGAAACTAATGACGTTATTGATGGTGTCGAAGTGTGGACATCTAAAAACGTAGCTGTAGCTGACCTAGTAGTAGGAACATTGCTCAAGCAGTTACGTGACACAGGTATTGCTGGTAGAGAAATAGCCGACATAGTTGATCTAGGAGCTGTAGACGGCCCTGCTAAACAGATAGTTGATACTATGCTAACTGCACTATATCAGACTAAGAAAGCAAGGTTTGTTAAGTCAGACTCATTTAGAGCACTAGGCGTAGGTAAGAAAAGAAAAGCAGCACTAGAAGAAGTAGTTACAAAAGATGTTGCAGATACTAGAGATCAAATCCAAACTATTCTAAACATTGCAAAAGATGATCCTAATGATGATTTGCTAAACGCTTTGTTTGAAGCTTTTTCTATGATGAAAGATATACAGAGTCTTGACGACTTTGATAACTGGGCAAAAAAAGTACTCAAAGGTGGTAGGATAGATCCTAACGGCCCAGACCGTACAGGTGTTCTTATACGTGAGCTAGAAGGTGTAATGACTAATAGCATACTATCTGGCCCTAAAACACCAGTTCGAGCAATTATGGGTACATCTACTGCAACACTGTTAAGACCTCTTGCTACAGCATTAGGATACGGACTTAAAGCTCCATTTACTGGAGACATACGTGGACTTAGAGCTAGCTTGTCAACAGTCAATGCTATGATAGAAGCTATACCAGAATCGTTTGAGATATTTAAAAACAAACTTAACTCTTACTGGAAAGGTGATATAAGAAACGTTAAGACACGTTATGCTGAATATACAAAAGGTGACGACAACTGGGAAATATTACGTCGTTGGGCAGAAGATAGTGGTAGAGCATCAGCTGGTGACGTAGCAGCCTTTAGACTTGCTAACATGGCTAGGTCTATGAATAACAGTAACATGTTAACATACTCTACTAAGCTCATGGCTGCGACTGATGATGCGTTTGCATATATCTTAGGTCGTGCAAAAATGCGAGAGAAAGCTATGCGTAGAGTTCTTGAGCTACAAAGCAACGGCATACAGACACCTAAAATTACAAAGGAGTTGATGAAAGCCTATGAAGATGATTTTTATAGTCAGGTTTTTGACTCTGCTGGTAATATTACGGATGAAGCTACCTCGTTCGCAAAGAAAGAAGTTACACTTACTCAAGAGCTTACAGGTTTTGCTAAAGGTCTAAACGATGTATTTACAGCTACACCGCTAGCCAAGCCATTCTTTTTGTTTGCTAGAACTGGTGTAAACGGTCTTGCACTAACTGGTAAGTATACACCCGGTTTTAACTTCTTAGTCAAAGAGTTCAACGACATTGCATTTGCAAATCCTAACGATTTGGGCAGTGTATCTAAGTATGGTATTTTCACGGCAGAAGAGCTTGCTAACGCTAGAGCCTTACAAACAGGCCGATTAGCTATGGGCTCTGCTGTAGTATTTATGGCTGCACAGGCATGGATGCGTGGTGATCTTAACGGTAACGGCCCAGTTGACAGACAAAAGAGACAGCTATGGCTAGATGGTAAATGGGAACCAAGAACTATTCGTATAGGCGATGTTCGTGTAGGTTATGACCAGTTTGAACCATTTAACCTAATTATGTCTACGATTGCTGATGTAGGTGATGCAAGTCACTTAATGGGTGAAGAGTGGACAGAAAATGAACTAGGTAAAATATCATTAGTTGTGGCACAAGCTGTAACTAGTAAATCATACCTAGCAGGCATACAATCTTTTGTAGACTTATTTGGTGGTAGACCCGGACAAGGCCCACGTATT